AGGCATGTTCGGGGCTGAATCGCAAGAAACCGAATCCGCTACTGACACCCCGGCGGCCCGAGCTAACTCACAGGCAAGGGATAAACCAGCGAACAGGCAATGACGCCCTGGCAACAGGGTAGGCGACTGACCCACGTAATGGGTGCTGGATAAATACGGCATGGAGCAGGACACCGCAGCCTTGGCTGTGAGCGTTACCCCGTCACTTTGATCTCAGTCCGTAAGGTAGGTCAAAGTCTGACGGGGTGTCTCTAATCCCTGCTCTTGTAACTTAGTTACTGCTCTGGCAGAATTGCAGTTACCAACGCTGGCAGGGGTGTCAACGTTGCAAGCCTCGGGGAGAAATCCTCGGGGCTTTCCTTTTTCGCAGGGCAGCGCCACATACCAGCAAGACCTTAGTGTCCCAAGGCCGCTCGCCCTGCACCCCACACCACCGCCAGCCATCCGGCGAGCCCCTAGGGGCGATCCTTCACCGCAGCTACGCAGGTGGATGAGCAGCAGCGAACGCAACCGCCAGCAGCCTCAGATCAAAGGCTGTAGTCGAATGGCGGCTTCTTTAACAAGTTAGCAGACACAAACATGACGTTCATCTACGGCCTTCACCATCCAGAGACAGGCGAGCTGCGCTATGTCGGGAAGGCCAACCACGTCCAAAAACGCCTGAAGTCGCATCTGCGTGACGCGCGCCGGCGCAATACGCCGCTGTACTGCTGGATGCGAACTCTCTCTGCTCCGCCACGCATTGAGGTGTTGGAGGAAGTGGAAGACGCGGATTGGAAAGAAGCCGAGCGCCGCCTTGTCGCACTGCATCGATCAAGCGGACGACTGCTGAATTTGGCTGATGGTGGCGATGAGCCAATGTGCCCGGTCGAGGTTCGCGCTGAAAACGGGCGGAAGAACGCCAAGGCAATTCAGGATGATCCGATCCGCAAGCAGCTTTGGTTGGTGAAGAAGCAACTCGGGCAAGCATTGCGGCGCGGTCATGTAAGTGACCACGCCAAACAGAAGATGCGCGCTGCCGCTGCAAAGTACCCGCAGTACTTCGGCGCATGGGCCACGATATGAGTCGTCCCAGCGAGTACAGCGAAGACATCGCAGACTTGATTTGCGAACGGATCGCTGATGGCAAGAGCTTGAGAGCTATTTGCCTGGACGACGACATGCCAAGTAGGGCGACAGTCTTCCGTTGGCTGGCCGCGAACAAGGGTTTTGAGACCAAGTACGCGCACGCGCGCGAGGAACAAGCCGACATTCACGCAGAAGGCATCGTCGATATTTCGGACGAAATCGAGGTCGAAGCCACATACAAGGGCGAGGCTGTGGTTTTGGAGCTGAGCGCTGCGGCTGTTGCCAGGAACCGCCTGAGAGTTGACGCCCGCAAGTGGTACGCCTCGAAGCTGGCTCCAAAGAAGTTCGGCGACTTCAAGGCCGTCGAGCTGACCGGCGCAAACGGTGGACCGGTGGTGATCCAAGCTACAGCGGCCGATGAGCGCCTTTAAGCTGACGGGAAAGCAGGAGGAGGCGCAGGAGTACTGCGCAGGTGACGCCAAGCATGTGATGCTGTTCGGCGGCTCCAGAAGCGGCAAGACCTTCCTTCTGGTGCGCAATCTGGTGTTGAGGGCTTTGAAGGCTCCCGGCAGTCGCCACGCGATCTTCAGGTTTCGTTACAACCACCTGAAGGCGTCCATCGTTCTGGATACCTTCCCGAAGGTGATGAAGCTGGCCTTTCCTGGTGTGCAGTGGACGATGCATGCGCAGGACGGATACGCCGAACTCGCTGGTGGCTCGCAAATCTGGTTCGCCGGTCTGGACGACAAAGAGCGGACGGAAAAGATTCTGGGCATGGAGTTCGCCACGCTGTACTTCAACGAGTGCAGCCAGATTCCGTATGGATCGGTGACCACGGCCATCACTCGATTGGCCCAGCTCGCCATGCAGCAGATGCAGGGCAGGGCTCCGGTCCCATTGAGAGTTCGGGCGTTCTACGACTGCAACCCGCCGAACAAATCGCACTGGACGTATCGGTTGTTTGTTGAAAAGCGCGACCCGGACACGAAGGAAAACGTCCGCAGTCCGCATGACTACACGTCGTTCCAGATCAACCCGCTGGACAACGTAGACAACCTCTCGCCCGAGTACATCGAGACGCTTGAAGGGCTCCCGGCTCGCATGCGGGCTCGATTCCTAGAAGGCCGGTTTGCTGATGCGAACCCCAATGCGCTGTTCCCTGATGAACACATCGAGAAGTGGCGCGTTCTGGATGGTGTGACGCCTGACATGGTGCGCATCGTGGTTGGCGTTGACCCTTCTGGGTCTGGCGATGAGGACAACGCTGATAACGATGAAATCGGCGTGGTTGTTGGTGGGCTTGGTGTCGATGGGAATGCGTACCTGATTGAGGACTGCACCATCAAAGCCGGTCCTGGCGTCTGGGGCCGCGTGGCAACCGGAGCCTATGAGCGCCACCTTGCCGATGCACTGGTCGCAGAGGTGAACTTCGGTGGGGCGATGGTCGAGCAAACCATCAAGGTCGCTCGGCCTGGCACCAATTTCAAGAAAGTCACCGCCTCACGGGGCAAGACACAACGAGCCGAACCGTTCTCTGCCTTGTACGAGCAGGGGAAGGTGAGGCATGTGGGCGCGTTCGTGAAGCTCGAAGAGGAGCTTGCGGGCTTCTCCACCTTCGGATTCACGGGCTCTGGAAGCCCAAACCGTGCTGACGCATGGATATGGGTGCTGGCTGAGCTTTTCCCCCGCCTGACAAGGGTCGAGAAGGAAAAGAAGAAAGAGCCATCCCGACACAACTACCACGGCACCCAATCCTGGATGGGATCGTAATGAAAACAGACTGGAAGAACGAGCATGCAAGCTGCCGCGTGGTGCAGAACCCCGAACTCCCTGCCGACATGGAGCGAGTGCGCGAGGTCGTCAAGGTCTGGACGGACGAAGACCACCGCAAGCAGGGCTACGGCACCGAACTGATGCAGGACGTGTGTGATGAAGCAGATGTGCAGGGAATCGTGCTGATCCTGCAACCGTTGCCGTTTGGCGAAGGGCTGGACAAGGACAAGCTGATTGCCTGGTATCACCGCTTCGGCTTCGTGAAGACGCAGAACAAGCCGGTGCTCATGGCCCGTGCGCCATCCTTCCGCCCTCGTGTGACGGGTGTGGTGCATGCAGTAGACGGGATGCTCCGTGGCTAAGCGCAAGTCCAGCCTGACCAAAGAGGAAGGCGAGGCGACGTACAGCGTTGTTGAGCTTGCTCGCATTCGCTACCAGCGGGCCAAGGACTTCTACGACAACCCGCGTCTGCTTGCGATCGAAGACACCCGCTTTGTGATGGGTGACTCGGACAACGGGTGGCAATGGCCGGCTGAGATTTACCGCGACCGTGCAAACGTGAACAAGAAGCCGTGTCTCACGGTCAACGTCACTGCTCAACATTGCAACCAGATCATCAACAACATCCGCCAGAACCGGCCCGCTGCCAAGGTTCTGCCGGTTGATGACCATGCCGACATCGAGACCGCAAAGATTCTCGGCGGCATGCTTCGTGCGATTCAGTCCGAGAGTTCGGCGGATACGGCACACGACACCGCTGCTGAACACGCGATCTATGGCGGTGAGGGTTATTGGCGCGTGGTGACCGAGTACGAGGATTACAACTCGTTCAATCAGGTCATCCGCATCAAGCCGATCATGAACCCGTTTCTGGTGTTCATCGATCCATCTGCGAAAGAGCCTGACCGCTCGGACGCTCGATGGGGGTTTGTGTTTGAGGACATCTCGAAAGAACAGGCCCGCGAGGATCACCCCGGCGTCGATCCGTCGAGCTGGGTCGATGATGGTCGGGGCTGGGTCAAAGAGGACATGGTTCGCCGTGCTGAGTACTTCTACTGCGAGTACGTGGACGACACGCTCTACCTGCTGGAAGACACCACGACGGTGCTCAAGAGCGAGCTTCCGGAGGGATTTGAGGCCAAGGACGGGTTCATTCGGCAGGATGGCGTGCCAACGGTCGGCATCGTCTACGAACGCCCGACCAAGCGCAAGCAGTGGAAGTGGGCCAAGTTGCTTGGCGGCGAGACCGAGCCTGTTGATGAGCGCGATTGGCCCGGTCAGTACATGCCCATCATCACGGTGGTTGGCAAGGAACTGAACGTCAACGGCGACATCGTTCGCAAGGGTGTTGTTCGCGACCTGAAAGACCCGGCGCGGATGCTCAATTACAGCTACTCGGCGGCGGTTGAAACCCTCGCATTGCAGAACAAGGTTCCTTACCTGATCGCCAATGAGGCGGTGGAAGGATATGAGGACATCTGGGGCGCGGCCAACCTCGAAAACCGCTCCTACTTGCCGTGGAATGCATGGGACGACGAAGGTCGTCAGCTTCCCAAGCCAGAGCGCCAGTCTGCTGCCCAGATGGCGACGGCTCAGGTGCAAATGCTCCAGTTGTCTACCGAGCAGATGCGTGCGGCATCGGGTCAACAAAACGCCAATTTCGGCATCAAGTCCGAGGCTGCTTCGGGTGTGGGGATTCAGCGCCTCAAGGCTCAGGGTGAGATCGCCACCTTCCACTTCCCGGACAACCTTGCAAGGGCGTTGAAGTACGAAGCGAAGGTGGTTCTGGACCTGATCCCGAAGGTCATGGAGCAAAAGCAGGTGGTTCGCCTGCTTGGACTTGATGGCAAGCAGGAAACCGCGCTGATGGACCCGGAAATGCAGTCGGCATTTGCTGAGACCAACGCATCCATCGACAAGATATTCAACCCTGGTGTGGGACGGTATGACGTGACCATCGACACGGGGCCGAGCTACCAGACCCAGAGACAGGAATCGGCTGATTTCATCGCCAACGCGGTGCAGCGCGACAACTCAATCATGCAAGTGGCTGGTGATCTGGTGTGGAAGTCGCAGGACTTTCCCCTCGCTGAAGAGTTTTCCGAGCGCTACAAGAAATTGCCCACGATTGCACCTCTTCTGGACGACAAGGGCAAGCAGGAAATCCCGCCACAGGCCCAAGCCCAGATGCAGGAGATGCAGCAGCAGTTGCAGATGCTCGATCAGGCGATTCAGGGCATGGAGCAGGAGCTTTCGCAGACGCAGGACAAGCAGCGTCAGGCCGAATTGAAGGCGCAGATGGAAGAGTCCAAGCGCATCAAGGCCGAAACCGAGAACTACGTTCTGAAGGCTGAAAAACAGCTTGAGACCGGCAAGCAGCAGGCCATCCAAGAAGTGCAAGCGGCCATTCCTCAACCTGAGATGGAGCAGGAAATGCCGGAAGAACCCGTCGCGCCTGTGCTCGAAGCCTTGATTGGGTCGTTGCAGCAGTTTGCCCAACAGCAAGTGCAGGCGAATGAACAGCTTGTCGCTGCGATTCAGGAAAGCAGCGCGGCCACGCAATCGAGCGTGGAGCAGATGGCGCAAATGCTCATTCAAGACCGGCAAGCGCCGAGAAAAGTCCGCCTGAGCAGCGGAAAGATCGTCGAACTCAACCCCGCGCAGATCGCGCAGTAAGGACAGAAATGTCAAACCTAACCGGGCAGGCCGGAGAGCTGCGCATGTCTATCGAAGTCACGCGCAAGGACACCGGGAAGGTGGAGAAGTACGAGCTGATCGGCTTCACCGATGAAGAGCAACTGAAGCAACACATGGCCGATCAGGCCGAGCAGAAAGAGGACTGACCATGGCAGTGACCCACTCGACCGCAGCACGTAACGCTGCAACGGATGCCGTTACCGCGCTGATCGGCTCGTCTGGCAACCTGTGCTTTCGCCTGACTGGCACTGTCGGTTCGCCGGGTGCGATTGCCGCTACTTTGGCGCTTTCCACGACCGCATTCGGTGCGAGTTCGTCCGGCACTGCGACTGCGAACGCGATCACCACGAACACGAACGTGGCGGGCAACGCCTCACCTGTGGCGACTGCGACTTTGCAGACCTCGGGTGGCACGGTGGTGATCCATTGCGCTGTGGCTGGTTCTGGGTCGGATATCAACTTGACCAACGGCCTGACCCTCGCCAGTGGTGACACGGTTTCCTGCTCAAGTCTGACCTACACCGCTCTGTCGGCGTAACCGGGGCCTGCCGTGCCCGTCATTGACGAAGGCGCGTCAAGCGGCCTGACCTTTTCAACGGACGGTTCCTACCGCGTTGCAAAGCGGGCGACATCGGGCTCATACTCGCTTGTCGTCACTACCGGTGGGGACATTGAGTACCTGCTTGTTGCAGGTGGTGGTTCGGGTGGTATCTACAACATCTTCGCCCGTGTGGGCGGGGGTGGTGCTGGTGGCATGCTGCCAAACACCGGCAGCCCTGGCACGTTCACCGCGCTTGCCGAGACATACAGCGGTTCCGTAGGTGCTGGCGGCCTTGCTGGAACGACGCAAGGGGCCGGGATTGACGGTGGAAACACCACTTGCTCTGGCACGAACGCTCCAGGGCCTGCGATTGGTGGCGGTGGTGGTGGTGCACAGGATATTGCGGTCAATGGCCGC